GCGGTTATTTTGACCTTCGGCTGTTAGATGGCACAAAAGTGCATGCTTCAGCAAGCTGGAAAAAGCTAAAAAGAGTTGAGTATGCTAGTACATTACTAATTGAAAGGAGGAAGGGCGATTCCTCCCCGACTTTCGCTCTCGCTTAGAAGTCGGGGTCTCCTCGCCTAAAACTGATGAATTGATGGGTGTTTTGGAATTGTCGGATACATATGCAAGAGAAGTATATGATGTGTTGATTGATGTAAATTTAATGACAAGGGATTTTGATATGGTAAAGATGTTAGTTGAAGAGAAGAAAAAGCATATGAAATAAGGTGCACATAATGTTAGGACTGATTCGTGAATACGTTTGTTCAAAATATGGTGTGGTTGAGACATATACAAGATACAAACGGGGTAATTATTACTGGTTGTGTCCAAATTGTGATGATTATGTGAGTATGCAGTATGTAAAGGTTGTTGAATTAGATAAGGAAGATGTCAAAGAGACTATGTATAATTCTATGGAATAAGAGGTGATAATTTGATTGAATTAAATAGAGTGTATTGTATGGATAATTTAGAATTAATGAGGAAAATTGATGATGAAAGTATAGATTTAATTTACTGTGATATTCTTTATAACACAGGAAAAAAGTTCAAAGATTTTAACGATAATCTAGGTTCACCTCAAGAAGCGATAGAGTGGTATAAACCAAGATTTAGAGAGATGAAAAGAATATTAAAAAATACAGGAAGTATTTATGTTCATTGTGATTGGCATTTAGTACATTATATAAAAGTGTTAATGGATAAAATATTTGGAATAAGTAATTTTAGAAATGAGATTATTTGGCGTTATAAAAGATGGACAGCTTCTTCAAATAACAAATTTCAATCAATGCATGATAATATTTTGTTTTATACTAAAGGAGATAATAAAATTACGCATCAATATGAACCTTTAGAAAAACCACGAATGTATCAAAATAGGAAAGATAAAAATGGTGATGTTGTAAGAAATGAAGATGGGACAGTTAAATATTTTCCTCAAACAGCACGGCAAATTGATGATGTTTGGGAAATACCATTTTTAAATCCAAAAGCGAAAGAACGAGTGGGTTATGATACTCAAAAACCTAAAACATTATTAGAGAGAATAATAAAAGCGAGTAGTAATGAAGGAGATGTTGTAGCAGATTTCTTTTGTGGAAGTGGAACTACATTAGTTGTTGCTAAAGAGTTAGGAAGACAATATATAGGTTGTGATATTAATCCAAGAGCTATTGAGATTACTGAAAAGAGGCTTGAAGAAATAAATATAATAAAATAGTGGTTTTATGTAGAAATATAATAATATAGGAGTGATGAAATGTCAGCTACAAATCGTGGAACAAAGCGAATCGAATATGATTTTTATCCGACACCAGTTGAAGTAATACATAACTTTTTAGATCATTATCAATTAAAAGATGGGACAATATTGGAATGTGCAGCAGGAAACGGCAATTTTATTAAAGTCATTCGTGATAAATGTTATAAAAACACAATTGTAGCAAATGAAATCAGACAAGAAGAGCATCAAAATTTAATTAATAGTGGTGCAGACTTTGTTTATCATAATGATTTTCTTACTGAAAAATTGCCTAATCATGATGTTAAAACGATTATAACTAATCCACCTTTTTCAAAAGCAAAAGAGTTTATTTTGCGTTGCAAGGAATTGTATCCTGATGCTGAAATCATTATGTTATTAAGAACATCATTTCTTGAAAGCAAAGCTAGGTATAAATTTTGGCAACAATATCCTGTAAATAAATTATACATACTTTCAAGTAGACCTAAATTCGTTAACAACAAAACTGACGCAACATCTTATGCTTTCTTTGTATGGGACAATACTGATAAACAAGAGATTAAAGTAATTTAAAATCTGTTTAAAAATCATATTTTATAGGTTTGTGAGGTGAAAAACAATGACTAATCTAAACCAACTCCATGCATACATAGAAAATATGCGCGATCAGATTGATAATAAAGTAGACGTAATTTATGAATATTTATATCATTTACAATATAAAATTGAAGAATGCGAAGAAATCGACGATGAAACATGGAGAGATTGTGAGCAACTTGTTAATAACATTTATTTTACATTAGCAAAATTAAAAGAACTATAAAAATATCAAAAAATATATTGACTTAAATATAATATATAAATATAATTGAATTACAAGGTTTATAAAGAGAGGCGAAAAATTGTGACTAACTTTCTTTTTGGATTAGTCGTTGGTGGGATGATTGGGATAGTAATGATAGGAATTATTATAGGTGGTAGCATTAATGAGAAAATTCTAAAAGGTGAAGATTATTATAATGAATAATTAGACATTTTAAAGAGGAAACAATTGATTCAAATGCGTTTGAGTATGTGAAATTTAGAGGATAAAATAGTCTTTTTATCGGAGGTGAAGGAATGAAAATAAGCGAATTAATTGAGCAATTAGACGCAATAAAATCTATGTATGGTGATATAAAGATTGCTGTCTCATTAGGTCAGGAATTTGGTATGTTGAGATCAGTTAACGTTGCAGAGTTAAACAAAAGTGGCACAGCAGAGAAGGTTGTTGATTTGAGTAATTTAGAATGAAATTCGATTTTTAAATAGAAAGAGGGGATAAAATATGTGGGAATGGAAAGAAAAGTGGATAGGTAAACATATATGTTTATATTTATCAGGCAAAACATCATTAAATAAGAAAATACCTCATTTTGGATTCCATTTCGAATTAACTACTGCTAGATTTGAATTGTTTGTTGGTTTCTTTGGAATATTGATCGAATGGTAATTTTTTAATAAATGTTTTATTTCATCCAAATTTATAAACTAATAGAATAGAGGTGAATTAATGGAAGATTTATTAGGAAGTCTTGAATTAAATCGTATTTATCAGATGGATTGTTTAGAAGGGATGAAATTGATTCCTGATAAAAGTGTTGATTTAGTTGCAACTGATCCGCCTTATGGAATAGAATATAAATCTAATTGGTGTAATAAGTTTAATGAAATAAAAAATGATAACAGTACAGATTGGGTCTTTCCTTTTTTTAATGAAATAAACAGAATTACAAAAGATGATTCACATTTATATTGCTTTACAAGTATACAACATATGGATGAATTTTTATCAGCAATCAAAAAATATTGGAAAATAAAAAATATAATAACTATTCCGCGAACAATGAAAGGTGGCTTAGGAGATTTATATTCTTCGTTTTCTCCTCAAAATGAATTTATAATATTCGCAACCAAAGGTAAACGAAAATTCGAAAAAACAAAAATATTGAAGCCAAGCGAAATTTATTTAAAAGATAAAAGAAAAAGTCCAAAAGAATGGATTTATCGTCTTCCCGATCATTGGGATTTTGTTAAAGCTAGTAAGCATAATCTCAAAAGAATGCATCCCACACAAAAAACAGTAGATGTAATGAAGATAATTATTCAATTATCATCTAAAGAAGGAGAGGTAGTGCTAGATCCATTTATTGGTTCAGGAACTACAGCAGTTGCAGCAACTTTAACGAATAGAAAATGGATTGGCTTTGAAATTGAGACAGAATATGTTGAAATTGCAAATAAAAGATTAGAACAAATTGAGTTACATAATGATTTAGTGGATTAACTGTATTAAGACGTGTTTTGATTCTAATAGAAATTTAAATAAATTATAAAAATATACTAGACAAACAAAAGAAAATGTTGTATATTAAACTTGTAAGTAATTAAAGGTGGTGAGATCAATGTAATATCTAAAATAATCCCATTTAAATAAAATATAATAAAAATAAATATAGGAGGATATTTAATGAAACGATTCAAACGATCAACTCAACCATTTAAACAAACTGTATTCTCTAATCAAGCTGAAAATCGACCAGTGCTAGAAAAAGAGTGGTATGGAGTAGTTGAATTACCTAATGGGAAGAGTCGATTATATACATATACAACAAAACAGCGCAGTGAAGCAGTGGCATATTTTGAAGAAGAGGCACGTTTAAACAAAGGTGCGCTAACTATAGTTAGTGTATTTAAATAAAATATAATAGAAAGGAAGATTGAATGATATGTACTTTGCACATAAGGACTTTCTATTTTCCGTAGTCGGTAAATACGAAGGGGGTTATGTCGCTGAAAAAGAAGATGGATATACATTTAAAATTCCAAAGAATGCTCTTAAAAAATATTATAGACCAGTGAAAAAATTAAATAAAGAAGAAATGGCAAAAGCGTATCAAGAAATGGGATCAATTAATTTAGAAGAAGCTAATGCAAGCGTACATACATATGAGGATGGAATGGAGTTTTATAAGTAAAATACATAAGAAGGAGAAGTGAGCATATGAGTATTAAATTTGTTACAGATGAATTTGTAAAACAAACAGTAGAAAGTAATCCAAAGCCATTAAATGAGTTAGGAGAATTTGTTTATTATCGTACTTATTCACGTTGGTTGGACAACAAAAAACGAAGAGAATATTGGCATGAAACTTGCCAACGCGCTGTTAATTACAATATGAATCTAGCATATGAACACTTGATTAATATGGGATATAAGCCAAATATTAATGAAATGAAAAAAGAAGCCGAGCAAATTTTTAAAAATATGTATGAAACAAAGCAATTCTGCTCAGGAAGAACATTATGGGTCGGTGGAGCAAATGAAAAGATTAATCGTGATTTTGTACTCGGTAACTTTAACTGCTCATTCTTAAATATTCAATCATGGGATGATTTAGGTGACTTGTTCTACTTGCTCCTTGTCGGTAAAATGTAAATTTGTGCCGACACTAAACCTTGTGAACCCTATTGCTCAGGGGTGTGGTGGTAATTCCACTGCTAACGGGGAAAGCTACGGTATAAATGCTATGCTGATCCCGTGCCAAGCCTTATCTTAATGATAAGGAAGGTGTAGAGACTATCCCGTAAGGGAGTAGGGTGGAAGATGAGCTACCACTCGAAGCGCAAGGCATCTCGTATGAGATGAAGAGATAGTCCAGTCCCTATGGAAACATAGGTGTAACTGACAGGTGTAGGATTTAAATGCACAAAAGAAATGGCAGCCAAACTCCCTAAAATTCGTACAAACGTGACTCTTCTACATTCTGAATACAAACCAGTACCAAAAAAACAAAGACTTGAGCGTACAAAAGTTTCAAGATTTGATAATGGCTATGTGAAGATTTATGTTGGGGATTCAAAAGAGGGATGGGTTGAAGCATTAAAAGAATTCTTGAACATCTTAACTAAACCTGAATATGAAAATGTACATACAATTAAAATTAGTTACAATAGTGTAAGACCAAAAGGTGAACGTTTAAAAACTTTCGGTGGAACAGCATCAGGTCACGAACCATTAAAAGAAATGTTTGAAGGTTTTGATAAGGTTTTAAAAAATCAAATCGATCCACACTTAAAACCTATTGAGGTTGATGAAAAAGGATATGGTCAAGTAAGACCAATTCATATTCTTGATATGGGTAACTTAATTGGAGCAAATGTTGTTGTTGGAGGCGTAAATTAAAATATTTTATAACGGAAGGAGCGTCTTTATGACTGCTACGGAAAGCTATTTTAGCGAGTACACCGTTCGAGGAAAAACGTACCGATACTATGCTTTTGATAAAATCGAAAATGCAGACGATGCTTACTTTATAGGTTTTATGAGTGCAGACGGTTCTTATTTACACAACAAAAAAGGAGACACAAATTATCCGAGAATGGGTTTAACTTCAACATCGAGATATGTTGTATATAAATTCCATGAAAGATATTGTCCGGACGCCGTTGTTAGCGAAAGAGGTTTGAGAAGTTCCGAAAAAATTAAAGCGAATAATCCGATAACTGAAATAACATTTCCAAGAAAGTTGTCGCCTACTTTTAAAAAATTCGGGATTTTAGACTATAAACCGAAACGAAAATTACGAGGAATACCAAAGCATTTAATGAGTGCGTGTGTTTTAGGAATAACAGATGCAGACGGATGCTTCGTTATACGCCATAGAAAAGATTGTAGAACACCACGACTCAACGTTCACATAGTGTCCGGTGCAATAAATGTTTTAGAACAAATACAAAGATTCATAGACGAAGAACTAGGGATAAGTTCGTCTTTGTATCAACGAAAAGCCTCGGACTGTTTTGAATTAAGGATAAATAATTCGAACAACGCAGTCAAGTTCGGGAATTGGATTTATAGCAATTTACCGTCTGTTTACGATTTTAAAAAGAAGCGTATTTTTGATGATTATTACAATCGGTACGTTTTACAAAGTTTTGCGCCTATCGGGTGAATTGCTGGAAGCCTAAGTCCGAAAGGATATGGTAATCAGCAGCCAAGCCACGGAACGCCGTAAAAGTACGTGGAAGGTTCAGAGACTAGGCGGTGAGTAGGCGAAACAATAATCCGCCCTCGAGCGCCCGACGCGATTAAATCGCGAAGATATAGTCCGATACCTAGTGGAAACGCTAGGAAACGTTTGGAGACGAACAGCAGAAATTTTCTTATTTGATGCAGATGATTATGAATCAATGTTTGCTAAGTACGGATTAAATGGCTTGTGGGGAGAAGAAGCATTTGAACGCCATCAAGAGATTAAACAAAAAATGATTGATTTAGGAATTGAGATCCCGACATGGTTTGACGAATTAGCCATTAAATATTATGATGTTCATTACGAAGAAAATGGAGAACAAAAAATCGAAACATTTACCGATATTGAAAAAGCAAAAACATTTGCAAAAGAAAAAGGCGTAGAAAATTATTATCCATTCCCTTATAATTTAGGGCGACCTTATCATCATCGTAGAATGAGTAATAATTCAATTGCGTTTACTAAAAAGCCAACAAGAAAATTTTTAAATTTCGTCTTTACAATGTTGAAAGGTGAAGGAGAGCCGGGATTTGTTAATCTCGAAGAAGCTGCAAGACGTGTATTAAAAGCAATTAACATTGAGAATCCAGATAAAGAATTGTTAGAATATACAATGGCGCTCATTGGGCTGAACCCTTGCGTTGAAATCATTCTTTATACATATAACGTGTGTAACCTTACAACAGTCAATGTAAAAGCATTTGTTGAAAAACTAGCTGATGACCAATATTGGTTAAATGTTAAAAAGTTACTTGAGGCGCAACGTCTTTCAGCAAGAATTGGATTACGAATGACATTAGCAAAACTCGAGCTTCCGCATTGGGATAAAACACAAAAGCGCGATAGATTACTAGGAACATCTTTAACTGGCTGGAAAGATGCAATGGCAATGATTGACTATACTTTTGAAGAAGAACAACAATTAAAAGAATTATTACATAAAGTAGCTCGTGAGGAAGCTGATAAGTATGCTAAAGAATTACGTGTGAATGCACCATTGCTTGTAACTGCTGTTAAACCAGAAGGAACATTAAGTCAAGTGGCAGGTGGAGTATCAAGTGGACTGCATTGGTCACATTCACCTTATTACATTAGACGAATTCGTATTAATTCATCAGATCCACTTGCTCAAGTTGCTTTAAAGTTAGGGTGGACGGTTAATCCTGAAGTAGGGACTCAAGGTAAAACATATGAAGAAAAAATGAAAAATGCTAGAACGTGGGTAATTGATTTTCCTATTGAATCAGGGTCGAAAGAGACTAAAAATGATGTTTCAGCAAAAAGACAGCTTGAGACATATTTTAGTTTTCAAAAACATTATACGGAACATAATTCATCTAATACAATCACAGTAAGACCTGAAGAATGGGGTGAAGTAGAAGAAATTATTTTTAATAATTGGGATAATTTTGTTGGAGTGTCGTTCTTGCAATTAGATGGTGGTTCATATCAATTAGCTCCATATGAAGCAATTACAAAAGAAAAATATGAAGAATTACGAAGCAAGATGAAACCGTTTGATGTTAAGTTGTTACATGAAATTGAACAATATGAAACAGAAGCAGATTTAGAAAACATGGATGGATGTGAAGGTGGCATTTGTCCTGTTCGATAATTATAAAAATATAATAAGAGGTGAATAAACAATGAAATTAGTAAAAATCTATTCTCAAGGATGCAAACCGTGCATGATGCTAACTAATTACTTAATTTCACTTGGAGTAGCATTTGAAGAAGTTGAAATTAATGATGAAATTATTGAAAAATATGATATCACTGGAGTTCCAGTACTAATTCTATTAGATGATAATGATAATGTTGTAGATAAAGTAATTGGCTTTAATCCAAGTGATACTGAAAAGATTGAAAAATTATTATCAAAATTTAATTCTTAATAAAAATTAATCGAAGAGAGATTGAAGAATAATCTCTCTTCGATTAAATAAAAAAATACAAGAACAAAAGGAGATGTATACATATGGCAAAACAACAAATGTTCAAAGAAAATGATTTTGTGTGGGTAAAATCATTAAAAACAAAAGGGCGAATTAAAACAGTAAATCGCGACATGGGAAAAACATATTTAGTTGAAATTATTGTTGATTTCAACAAAGAGACAGGTGAGCGTACAACAAAATTAGAGAAAGTGAAAGTCGAAGATTTAACTTTGTATCGTGAACGTAAACAAAAACTTAAAAATCGTAAAAAAGATGTGTTATATTTTGCAAAAGTTAAAGAAGATGCAATTATTCCATCAAAAGATTATGAAAATGCTGGATATGATATTTATGCAAACTTTGAAGAGAATGAAATTTTCATTTTTCCGAATGAAGTAAAACTCATTCCTACAGGTATTGCGAGTGCAATGTCGCCAAAATATGTTTTAATTGTCAAAGAACGTGGCTCAACAGGTACAAAATGTATGTCTGTTCGTTCAGGTGTAATTGATGCGTCATATCGAGGTGAGATTTTTATCCCAATCAATAATACAGGCAATAAAACAATCGTTATAACTAAAACGCCAGAGACGCATTATGGAAATGATGTTATTGTATATCCTTATACAAAAGCTATTGCACAACTATTATTATTGCCTATTCCAAATGTCGATGTAAAAGAAATCATTTTTGAACAACTTCAAAAAATTCCATCAAAACGTGGCGCAGGGGCATTAGGTTCTAGTGGTAAGTAATTAAATAGGACAGTCTTTATGACTGTCCTAAAACTAAAAAATGAGGTGTAAACATGTACTCAATAAAAATATATACATATGGAAATGTTATTGAGATTAATCAAGCAACTGAAGAAATATGTAACCGATTGATTGAATGGTTTAAGGGTATTGGATGGGATGGCGTTCAGTTTAACCATCAAAACAAAATCTACTCTATAAATCGACAATATGTATCATCTATTATTATTGAAAAAGGAGATGATTAAATGAATATCCCTAAATTCCCTGATGACTTTTATAGTTTTCATGACGGTGTTGACATTTCTAATGAAGAAATCAACGAATGGATTCAAAAATGTATTAGTGACTTAGAAACGAATGGCGGCTACTGTTCTTCAATTAGTTCAGGCAACACAACAGTTTCAATTAATAAATTTTATTATGATGAATATAGTGACGAATATTATTATGACATTCGAGTTAGCAAAGGATATTATCAAGCAGATACATATAATGAAGAACGATAAAAGCATGATTTTATTTAAATAAATTATTATAGAGAAAGGGTGTAAAAATGAGTGTCAAAGGATTTTTTGAAGATTGGGATGGAGAAGAAGTTTTGAGCGATGTAAGAAATTTTAAAGATGAAAAAGACTTTTTGGAACAAGCTACAAAGTATGTAGAGAAAACAAGGGGTTATCACGTACCATTAATCAACGTTGTTAAAACCGTTATAATTTTTAATGATGAGGAATGGAGATACAAGGATGATATGGATCTATGGAATGAAGTAGAAGAAGAAAAATTTATTGGTGAGGAATTAGTGGTTTATAAAGCTGAGTTGGATTATGAAAGTATAGAAGATTAAATCAAAGAATTATTTGATAGAAAGGGTGATTTCAAAAATGAAAAGCAAGACAATTTATGATAACGGTAACTCAAGATTAACGGTTAAATATGATGGTGTAATTGTTACTCTTAAACAAGAGTTAGACGGTGTTTCTGATGTAGAAATCTATTTGTTTCAAGATGAATTAGAGGATATTTTAGAGTTTGTTAAAGAAAATAATTCATTGGGGGAAGACATCAAATAGGAGGCAGCATGAACATGGAGGTGAAACTAACAGATAACGGAGAATATCTTATTCTTAAACTTGAACCAATTGAAGCAATATCCTTATATAGAGCATTAAATAATACTGATGATACATATTTAAAGCACTATGACATAGATTTTTTAAAACAAATTATAAAAGAATTGAAATATTTTGTTGACTGAATGAATTAAATAAATTATAATAAAGTCGAGAGCGATAAGTTCTCGACTAAAATTTTGTGTGAGGTGATTATATGACATACGGCAACGAAAGTATCAGAAGTTTATCAGATAAAGAGGCGGTGAGATTAAGACCAGCAAATATTTTAGGATCAGATGACATTAATGGATGTTTCCATTGTTTGATTGAGATTGCTGATAACGCAATAGACGAAGCAAAAGGTGGATATGGCGATAAGATCATTATTACAAAACATAAAGACAACTATTACAGTGTTGAAGATTTTGGTCGTGGAGTGCCGATGGATTGGAATAGCATAGAAAACAAATACAACTATGAATTAATCTTCCAAACATTATACGCTGGTGGTAAATATACAAAAAATGATGATGACGCTTATGCATTTGCAAAAGGTTTAAATGGTTTAGGAGCTTCAGCAACAGCATTTTCAAGTAAACATATGCTAGTTCGTTCTTATCGTGATGGTTACAAATATGAAATTGAAATTGTAGAAGGGGAAGTCGTTGGTGGATTAAAGAAAGAAAAATATAATTATGATTCAACAGGGACATTTGTTAAATGGTTGCCGGATTTATCCGTATTCACAGAGACAGATATTCCTTTTGAATGGATTAAAAAATATGCAGAAGAACAGGCGATTGTAAATAAAGGTATTACAGTTGAAGTTTGTAATGAAGAAACAAATGAAAAGCACACATATTATTATGAAAACGGAATTGTTGATTATATTCATAAACTCAATCAAGGTAAAAACTTTACTGATGTTGTGTATTGGGAAACAGAAGCAATTGGACGAGATCGCGAAGATAAAAAAGATTATCGCTCAAAATATCAAATTGCTTTTTGTTTCAATAATGAAGTTAATGTAATGGAATCTTATCACAATAGTTCATTTTTAAAGCATGGGGGAAGCCCACATGAAGCAATAAAAAATGGATTTACATATGCAATTGATCAGTTAATTAAGAAAAAAGGTGAATATAAAAAAGGCGAAAAGAAAATTGCGTTTGATGATATAAAGGATAGTCTGATTATAATTACGAACACGTACAGTACGGAAACAAGTTATGAGAATCAGACGAAATTTGCAATCACAAATAAATTTATTCGTGAATTTATGACTGAATATATAAAACAACAACTTGAGATTTATTTCATTGAAAATCCAATGGAAGCAGATAAGATTGTAAAGCAGGTGTTAGTCAATAAACGTAGTCGTGAAAAAGCTGAACAAGCAAGATTGGATATTAAAAAGAAATTACAGATCAACACAGGAAATAGTTTGCGAAATAAAATCGAAGACTTAAAAGATTGTGATATGAAAACTACAACACTAGATGAAAGAGAGCTTTGGGTGTGCGAAGGGCTAAGTGCGGCTTCAACAATTACAGATGCCCGTGATAATAGAACAATGGGAATATATGCATTAAGAGGACGATTTATTTCGTCATTAAAGAACAGTATAGAGGATGTTTTAAATAATAAACCAGCAATGGGATTAATTCAAGCGTTGGGTTGTGGAATTGAAATTCCAAAAAACGAATTAAAGAAATTTAAGAATATTGAAACATTTGATTTAAATAATTTACGTTATGGAAAAATTATTATTGCATGTGACAGCGATGCTTTTGGACATGGAATTACACTTTCATTAATCACATTTTTTTACAAATTCATGCCAACACTTCTTAAACAAAATAGAATTTATATTTCTATATCACCAAGATATGAAATTAAATGTGCTGATGAAACATTGTTTGCTTATAATGAAAAACAAAAAGAAGAGATTGTTTCTAAATTAGAAAGAAAACATAAAAAATTTACAGTTGGAATCGTAAAGGGGCTGGGAGAATTAGATAAAGAGGTTTATTGGGATTATGTTATGAATCCTGAAACAAGGATCTTAAAGCAATTAATTTATGATGAGCAGTATGAAAATCAAATTAACTACTATTTTAATACATTGATGGGTGAAGATATTGATGAGCGCAAGAAATATGTTAAACAAAATATAATAAATTTAGATTTAACATTTATTGATTAAGGAGGTTTTAATATTGCCCAAATATACATTTAACAAAGAGTATTTTGATGTAATCAATACCAAAGATAAAGCATATTGGTTAGGATTTATTTGGTGTGATGGTTATGTTTGTAAAAGAATTAGAAATAATGAAAGAATTGAATATAATTTAAAATTGTCGCTATCTGAGCAAGATGGAAGTCATTTAGAAAAATTTAAATTAGCATTGTCATCTACCCATCCTATAAAAAAGTATAAAGTTAAGTCATTTAATAATGAAATTTGTGAATATAGGTTTTTCTTATCAAACAATTATTTACCAAAGAAGCTATATGAGAAATATGGTCTTATTCCTCATAGACATAATATTGAAAATTTAATAAATAAAATTCCTGAAACACTTGTGAGTCATTTTATTAGAGGAGTTTTTGATGCGGAAGGAAGTATAAATTATTCTATTAATTATGACGGTAATAAATTAGGTTGGAGAAAATATGATTTAACAATAACTACATATCACGATTTATTAATATACATAGATGATAAATTAATAAAACAAAAAATATTTGAAAATAAACATAAACTTTATCATAGACATAAAAATAGAGATTTACATTGTAGATCTTTAAAAATTTGTGGAAATCGTCAAATATTAAATATGCTTCATTTTATTTACAAAGATAGTAACGATAATATTAGATTAGAAAGAAAATATCAAAGATATTTAGATATGTTGAACTATATGCAAAATAAAAATTTAAAATAAATATATAAATGGAGTGGTTCATATGAGTGAAATTAAAATAAATATTCACGAAGCCTTGCAAGAAGAATTTTTACCATATGCAGGAGAGAGTTTAATTAACTTCTTGCCAAGCGTAGATGGCTTACTTCCCGTACACCGCAAAATATTAATTTCTATGTTGCGTAATGGTAGAACATCAAATAGACCATATACAAAAACAATCAAAGTAATGGGTGAAATTGTAACTTATTATGTATTTGGTGATAGTCCTTTATATAGCTCAATGGTAAATGCAGCAAACAATTCAATGAATTTGCCTTTGATCGATGGAAAAGGATCATGGGGAGATAAATTTCGTTCCGATGGTGTAGCAGCTAGTCAAAGATATACTGAATGTAGATTAACCAAATATGCAGAAGATATGCTGCAAGGATTAAATAAAGGCGTTGTCCCGATGAAGCCTAACTTTGATAATACAACAGATGAGATGATTGTTGCGCCATCATTACCGCCAAATATTTTATTAAATACATCACAATCAATCTCAATTTCAGAGGCATCTAAAATTCCAGCACATAATGTAATAGACACTTGTGATTCAATTATTCATTACATAAACACAAGAAACATTGATGAAGCAATTAAAATTATTAAATGTCCAGATTTATCAAGTGGCGGTCAAATTATTTATGATGAAAAAGTGTTTAAAGAAATTTATAAAACAGGAAAGGGTTCATTTACTCTTATTGGAAAGTATTGTTACAATGAAAAAGAAAATAAAGTTGAAATTTACGAAGTGCCTTATGAAACCACAATTAACGCAATTGAAGATAGATTAAGAAGTGCTTATGAAAGTGGAAAATTTAAAGAGATTACAGATATTCGCAATGCAACAGGTAAACAAGGTATTCAATTAGATATTTATTTAAAACGTGGAACAGATATAGAAAAATTCATCGCTAAATTACGTAAATATACACCATTTGAATCTAAAATGTCATGTAACTTTACTGTGCTTGATTTAGACTGGAAAACGCCAAAGTTGATGTCTCTTGAAGATATTTATAAACGCTGGTTAAAACACAGACACAATTGTATCACTGCCGAATTACGATATGATATTGATAAAAAATCGAAAAAACTGCATGAACTAAAAGGATTGCAAAAGGTTTTGCTTGATATTGATAAAACAATTCAAATCATCAAAAATACCACAAAAGAAGAAGATGTCATCACTAATCTAATGAATCATTTTCAAATTGATGAAAAACAAGCTCAATATATTGCAGAAATTAAATTACGTAATCTTAACAAAGAATACATTATTAAACGAACAAATGAAATTGAAGTGTTGGAAAAAGAAATCAATGATTTAAATTATAAACTCAACAATCCAAAAGAAATCAAGAAAATGATCATCGACCAACTTGAATATGTTAAGAAAACATACGGTCAACCACGTAAAACAGATATTATTTATGCAGATGAGATTGAATCCATCGACACTAAAGAATTAGAAATTGAAAACTATAATGTACGTTTATTCGTTACAAAACAAGGGTATCTAAAGAAAATTCCATCTGTATCATTACGTGGGGCTTCAAATGTTAAACTAAAAGATGATGACAAGATTGTATATGAATTTGATGCAACTAATAAATCAGACATACTCATTTTCACTGATAAGCAAAACTGCTACAAGCTTAAAGCGTATGAAATTGATGACCATAAACCATCGGTGTTAGGTGAGTATTTGCCTTCAACATTAGGATTGAAAGATGAGAATATTGTTTATGTTACTGCGACAGAAGATTATGAAGGATATTTGATTATTGGATTTGATAATGGTAAAGTGACGAAGATTGATCTCAAAGCATATGAGACTAAAACAAACCGTAGTATGTTAAAAAATGCATATACTGACCAAGAAAAACCGATTTATTTTGATACGATTAAAAATGACATTGATTTAGTTGTTGTTTCAACAATCAATAAAGTATTGGTATTTAATACAAGTATGATTAATGCTAAATCAAGTAAAACAACAATTGGTGTACAAGTGATGAAATCTAAAAACGATAGTAAAGTAAAATTGATTAAACGATTAGATGATGTCCAATTGCAAGATGTTGATTATTACCGTACGTCAAGCGCAGCAGTAGGGAAGTATTTAAGAAAAGGAGATATTATTGAATAAATTATAAAAGGAGAGATGTTGGTATGAGTTATGCGGATCAAGTATTTAAACAAAATTTACGTGAAATTCTTCTACAAGAATGGGAAGTGGACAATCGAGCAAAATGGAAAGATGGCTCACCTGTTATGACAAAACGTATTTTACAAGTTGTAAATAAATATGATTTATCTAAAGAATTCCCTATTTTAACACTTAGACCAATCAATTTTAAAGCAGCGATTGACGAAATTTTGTGGATTTATCAAAGGCAATCAAACAATATTAAAGACTTAAACAGTAAGATATGGAATTCTTGGGCTGATGAACAAGGATTTATCGGAAAAGCGTATGCTTATCAAATTAGAAAACCTATGCTAGATTATCCTTCACAAGTACATTATGCATTAGAAACAATTAAAACTAACCCTACTTCTCGAAGAATCATGATGAACATGTTTGATGTGGAAGATATGCCTGAAAAGAATTTGATTGAATGTGCTTATGCTACTCATTTTAGTGTTAAAGATGGTAAATTACACATGACATTAATTCAAAGATCAAACGATTTTCTAGTTGCTAATAATTGGAACTTAATTGGTTATTCGGTGTTAATGCACCTTATTGCAAGACATTGTGGTTTAGATGTTGGCATTTTAACTCATTTCATTCAAGATTGTCATATCTACAACAAACACCAAAAACAAGCGTATGAATTATTGTCAAGAGAGGGGTACGAACCACCTAAATTAGTTATTAATCCAGATAAAAAGAACTTTTTTGACTTTACTGTAGATGATTTTGAATTGATTAATTATAAACATCATCCACAAGTTGAAAGATTTGAGGTGGCAGTGTAAATGATTTCATTAGTCGCAGCAATTTCACGTACTAATCAACTTGGATATCAAAATAAATTACTCTGCTATTTGCCCAATGATCTAAGATTTTTCAAACAAATCACCACATCAGGTAAACATAATATCGTTGTCATGGGGCGTAAAACATTTGAATCCATAGGCAAGCCTTTACCTAATCGTATTAACATCGTATTAACTAAAAATAAAAAAATTAAACATAAAGGGGTATTTATATATCATTCTGTTGAAGAAGTATTAAATCAATATAAAAACTATGGTGAATGTAAGCCTAATTTATGGGTAATTGGCGGTGAAATGATTTATCGTCAATTTATCCCTTACGCAGACCGACTACATATCACACTAATTGACCATGTATTTGAAAAAGCTGACGCACATTTTCCACAAATCACAAATGAATGGAAATTAATTTCTGAGCAACACAATCCAACAGATGAAAACAATCCATACGATCACTACTTTAGAATTTATGAAAAAGTTAAATAAATTATAAAAATGCTATTGACTTAAATAAAATATAATAATACAATAAAGGTACAAGGTTAAAATACCTTGTACCAAATTACAAACAAGGAGGATAGTTCAAATGGATGTAAACAAACTCAGACTTACAAATCATGCTTATCAAAGAATCAAAGAAAGATTTAATTTAAATTGTGATAAAGAAGGAGCGTTAAACTATTGTAAAGGTAGATTAAAAAACGCAGAAAGAATCGGTATTATTGTTTCTAAGGAAGGCGAAGAAGCTGTTCTTTATGCTATTGGAAGAGAAGCATATTATTTGTCGTTAGATGAGACAACAATTAAAACTGTTACAAAAAATATTAAAATAACATACGAGCCGATTAAAGAAAAAATAAAAGAAATGCATATGAAAGAATTGCGTAAGCTAGAACGCAAAGAAAAAAGTAAACACAAATATTTAGAATTATTAATGTTAGAAGCTAATATTGAATTATCGCAGTTAAAATACAGACTACATAAAACCAGATCACAAGCAGTAAAGATGGCTTGTCAAGCCAGAATTAATGCATTAGAAATGACTTTGCAGGAATTGCAAGATGAAATTAACAATATTAAAAAAGAGAAAACTAGAATTGCAAAATCAATGGTTGCAGTTGTGTAAGGAGGTGACGAAGATGAAACAATATCTTGGTGATCATAATTATCGTACTGCATCATTTGCATTTAAAGATGAGGAAAGTTATTATGATTATAAAGTGGGTAATGTAGTGTTTCCAAGCGATTATACATACGAAAAAATGCATGGCGAAGTGATTGTTTGGAATCTTAAAGATAAATATAATGAGGTGAATAAATAAAAAAGACAATTCCTTTCCTCACTTAAAGGTGGGCTTCTTTGCATCATCGTTCATGAAGTTGTTGAATATAAAAATTAAGGAGGTGATACTATGTCAAAAATCATTCGCAACATGATTAAATGCAAGCATTGTGGCGACATCATTGAATCTGTACATAGACATGATTTTAAATGGTGTAAATGTAAAACTGTATATGTTGATGGAGGTAAAGATTATTTAAAACGTGGATTTAAGCATGAAGATGATTATGAGGATTTATCAATAGTTGAGCATGATTAAAAGTGATTCTGAATCAAATCTACACTTTATAGAAAGGTTGGATTCGTTATGAAAGAGTTTCATATAAGTGATGTACTAACTATTACTACTGGAAAGTTAGTTTCCATAAGACATATGGAAGGTGTTTACGACATTTTGAACTACATGACAAATGATAATTTATTTACACATCAATTACCAAGAGCAATGGATGAATGTAAACCATATTTACTTAAACAATTTCCATTCTTAAATAACATAAATAAAGATGAAATCACAGAGAACAACTGGAAAGATTGGTTAAATGATAAAATTGAACAATTTGGTGAATATCTAAAAGTTGAACAATTGCCAAACGGTATTCATAAATATAAAAATCCTATTGTAGAAGCTATTAAAATGATGCAATAAAAGGTCAATTATATTCAAATGGGGTGAATCTCATGTACATACCTGACTATTCACAAATCCATTACAATGAAGTCATTTTATGGCTCGAACAACAATGGAATAGAAAATTATCAGATCATGAAAAGAATGTATTAATTCAAGGTTATCGGTTTGGAAGATTGAAAGAGATGGAGAATAATAAATGAAAAGGATTGACACATGATGATCGAACGCTGCTTTAAATGTGGTAAAAAAATTGAGATTGATAGAAAAGTTGAAGCTCATGAAGATTGGGTTAAAAGTTTAAAAAGTCATGAAACAGTTTTCTGTACAGAATGTGGTGATGAATTTATTAAAACAATAAAACTAATAAAAGAAGGTAAAATACAAAAAAGATACTCTAGAGAGTTTTTAAGTGAAATGCGAAATGCACTAAAACAAAACAACGATAAATAAAATATAATAACAAAAAATAATGGAGATAGCCGGCTATATAATTGCGTTGCAGCACCTCTTGATGAAAGGGGATGGTTTATAAATAATGAGAAGACTAACATATGAAGAGGTAAAACATTTTGTAGAAGTCAAAAGCGGTAGTGGCTGTAAGTTGTTAAGTGAGGAATATTTTAATAGTGATAGCAAAATGATATTTAGATGTAGATGTAATAATATTTTTGAAACAACATTTGATAAATTTAAATCTAGAAATAAAAGACAATGTAATAAATGTGCAAGAAAAAAGATATCAAAATCTCAAAAACTAAAATATGAAGAAGTCAAAAATTTTATAGAGGTAGAAAGTGAAAGTGGTTGTAAGCTTATTAGTAAAACATACAGCAATGCCAATGAAAAACTACTTATTCAATGTGCATGTGGAAATTTATTTAAAACTAAGTTTAACCATTTTAAAAGTAGTAATCAAAGACAATGTAATAATTGCGGAAAAGAAAAAGTCGCCCAGAGTAAAAGACTAGATATTTTTTATATAAAAAAATTTATCGAAGAAGAATCTAATAGTGGATGTAAATTAATTACCAAAGAATATAAAAACTCTTCAACAAAACTAAAAATAGAGTGTGCGTGCGGAAATACTTTTACAACGCTATTTAGTGTTTTTAGAGATTATAATAGGAGATGTTGTGACATCTGTGCAAAGAAAAATAAAAAATCTCAAGGAGAATTTAAAATTGAAAATTATCTTATAAAAAAAGATGTTTCGTATGAAAGCGAATATCGTTTTGATGATTGCAGAAACAAAAGACCATTACCTTTCGATTTTGCGATATTTAATAAAAAAGATGAAATTATTTGCTTAGTTGAATTTGATGGTAAACAACATTCACATATTACATGGAATTTTGCTAAAACATTAGAAGATGCTCAAATAAATTTATACAGAACAAAATATAACGATAAAATAAAAAATAACTATTGTAAGAAAAACAATATTCCTCTAATTAGAATTCCTTTTAATTATTACACAAAGCTAGAATATATACTTGAACACGTATTAGGTTATTTCAAGCTAATCGACAAACAAGATATAGATGAACAATTAGTACATAAATTCCTTGTCAATCATCCAGATTGGTCACATGAAAAATACATAAATTCAGCATTATAAAGATAATTATAAAAATATTACTGAAAGGGGGTGAGAAGAATGATTAAGAAAAGATATGATAATCCAGAAATTCAAAAATGGTATGAAAAATATATAAAAATGTTAATGAAAGATAAAGAAGAATATAAAGGTTTAAGTGAAGAAGAAGTTGATGAAATGGTAAAAGAATTAAAATTTATCAGCAGAAGTGAAGCTGAACAAAAACAAATAATTCCAAAGGAGATGAACTGATTAATGATTGACAAATTACCGTCAATCACATTACAAGTAAAACTAGAACATGATGAAGAATTAGAAGCAAAATTAACTCAATTTCGTGAAGTATTACACCAGCTACCAAAAGAAATCAATATGAAAATCTTCTTGGGTGAAAGTGATAAAGGGAGCGATCTTAAAATTAATATTGGACATTTTCTTGTTGATGAAGTTAAGGAGCATTTTGGATTGGAATAAATAAAATTATAAAAAGTGAAGGAGAATGATAATATGTTTAATAAACAATTAAACAAAATTAATTATGAATTAGAAAAAATTTCACAAAAACAAAAAGAAGTTAATGTTTTCTCAAAAGAATATCAAGAGTTATTAAGTAAAGAAATTGAATTATTAAAACAAAAAAAAGGATTACTTGAACAATTAGGCGATGGATATTACGGTACAATTGAAGGAATTAAGATATACGAAAATGTATGCAACCAAAACATTAAAAAGAAGAATAATAGTATAGATATTAAAAAACTTGAACAAATTGAAATTAATGTTGAAAGAAACATTTTCAAATGGCTTGACTTATTGTCAGAGTTACCTTTTTATGAAGTAAGAAAATTACACTTAGGTGAGACTAATGCTTTTAACATTAACGGTAAAGAATTTACAATACCGACAAATACATACGGAATAGCGATTGAATTGAGTGAAGAAATTAATGTTGATGAAATTTCCACAAAAATTACAGATAGTATTAGAAAATTTTTTATAAAACAAATCGACACCTTGCTAAAAAATCATCCATTAAAGGGTAAAATTCAAGATTTTCATAAATCAATTAAAATTGTTTTCGATGGAGGTGTAATAATTATAAAAAATGAGAATGGACAATTTAAAGTATGCTTCAGATGTGGTGTAGGTTTAGTATTGTAATTTCCACAATAAAATAAGGAGTATGGTTTTCTTTTCCTTACTCCTTATAAACAAATTATAAAAATATAAAGGTTATGATAAATTGTATCTTTGGGCTTTTGATTTATCTATGGACAATACAGGAATAGCGATATTTGATAATGATGGTAAATTATTATTTTTACTTGAAGGTGAGTCTCCATGTGTAAATATTTATATGGTTTAGATATTGCATGGCGAACAGGCGTTGTAATTTATGATTTAACAGAAAATAAATTTGTTTACATCGGAAATATTGATGCAAATGATATAAAACTTAAAAAACATGAAAAACAGAACAATATATTAGAACACGGTAAAAAATTGAGATTTATTCAAGAGAATTTTAAAAAATTAATTGATACATATCCGCCAACTATTGTTGCTATAGAAAGATATTTCGGAAGATTTAATAATGCAACAATAGCTATAGCCAAAATACATGGAGTAATTAATGAAATATTAGCAGATATACCTCAAATATATTACCCACCTAAAACAGTTAAAGAAGCAATTATTCGTGGTGATGCTACAAAGAAATTTGTACGAAAAGCAATTGAAAGCCATTACCCTGATGTGAAATTTGAGAACGAAGATGAATCAGATGCATTTGCTGTGGGTCTGTGCTGGTTGATTAAAAATAAAAAAATAAGGTGGGACAAACGAAATGGATAAAGAAAAAGAATTAAATATTAACTATGATAAAAGTTATTTGTATAAAAAATGGAAGGTTAATATAAAATATAATAATACATATTCCTATCAAGAATACTTACAAGAAGTAATAGAAACTACATTGGCGCAAAAAATTGATCGATATAAAGACAAAATAGTAAACAATATATAAATTGCATTATCGTATTTAAAGAGTTACAATAGATATAGCAAACTAGCTATATCTATTTTTTTATAGGAGGTAACACATATGATAAAGTGGATTGCTGGAATATACGCACGTGTAAGTACAGAACATGAAAATCAAAAAACAAGCACAGATAACCAAATTTCACTTATGGAAGAATGGGCAAAATCACAAAAAGATGTAGAAATTTACGATGTTTACATTGATGAGGGGATTACGGGCACAAAGATTGAAAAGCGTTTATCTTTTCAGCGTATGTTAAAAGATGCAAAAACAGGAAAAATAAATTTAATTATTGTCAAATCAATCACACGCTTTGCACGTAACCAGTTGGACTCAATCAGATTGGCAAAAGAGTTAAAAGAGCAGGGGGTTAGAATATACTTTTATCAAGAGCAAATTGATACATTTAACGATGTTAAAATGTTAGGGTTGTTTGCTTGGTTGGCAGAAAATGAATCACGTGCAACATCAGAGAGAAGAAAATTGGGTGGAAGAGAGGCACAAAAAAAAGGAAGATTTGTTACTAACCGTCCTCCATTAGGATATAAAAGTGTTAATGGAAAATTAGTGATTGATGAAGAAGAAGCAAAGATTGTTAAACGAATATTTGATTTATATTTAAAAGGATATGGTTTTGCTAAAATTGCAGATACGCTTAATGAAGAAGGATATCGAACGAGACGAGGATATCCGTTTCGAAAAGATAAAATTAAATACATTTTAAAAAACGAAGTATATATAGGGACATTTATAGGCAACAAATACACAAAAGTAGATTTACTTTCATCAAAAATAGTAGAGAAACCAAAGGAAGAGTGGATTATCATTGAAAACAACCACGAGGCAATCATTGATAAAGATACTTTTGACAAAGTGCAAAAATTAATGGAAGATAAAAGTTTTAATGTAGGCAAGAGATCTGTTGCTCTGTTTGCTGGCGTTATCAAATGTGGTAAATGCGGTCACAGCTATAATCGCGTAACAAACGAGAAAAAAACAGGTAAGGTTTATCATTATTATGCTTGTGTAGGAAGAAGGCAAAAAGGGAAATCTTTTTGTGATGCAAAAAATGTAAAAGAGGATGACATTATTGAAATTATTAACAATGAATTGAAAAGTTTAAAAATCAATCAAAATGTATTAGAAGATATGAAAGAAAAAACAATGCGCCTAATTGATGAGAAAATGAAAAGTATAGATGAAGAATTAGTTTACATTGACACTCGTATCAAAGAAATAGAAGAAGATAGAAAAAATTTAGCAAAGAAAAATATTAGAGGAATTATTGATGACGATTTGTTTCAAGAAATGGACGCAGAATTGAAAACGGAATTAAAAAAGTTAAATGCTAAAAAGAATAAAAATAAAATTGTAGATAATAAAAAAATTTACGAAAGAATATACGATGAATTTATGAATACTATTGCAAATTTCACAGACGTAAGAAATTTAAGTAATGTAGAGGTGCGTAAGCTAATAGATAATATTGAAATTAAAGATGATGAGATAAACATTGAAATAAAAATCAACAAAACTGATTTTGATATTAATGAAAGTTTAAGTATTGACCCATTGTTTACAAATAGCATTGATATAGCAACAGATAAAGAGAAAATAGGTTTGTCATTTGTCCCTATTGTTTCAACGATAGATACAAATGACAAACCAAATAAGAACATAAAACACAAGATTAGACTTAAATTATCGTACGCATAATCATTTTATGTATGGGAGCATTAACATATAACCATATTATTTAATATTTATTATTGTTTTCAATAAAATCCTTACTCTAGGTCAACAAAATAAGTTTTCACCCTCTCTTAAAAAGTAGAGATATTGCTATTCTCTACTTTTTTAAGTATTTGTTAAATTTACGATCATTTAAAATTGTAGCCAAAAATGCAACTTCTCCGACGGTAATTGTTTTATTCGCAGCTTTTTCAACCCAAGTACTATCGTTTAATAATCCTTCCTCATGTGCTTTTTTATAAACTTCTTCTAACTGCTTCATGTTATAATTGTTTACAAAATCAGACATTTTCATTTTCATGACCTCCTGTAAATTTTGTTTTTGTGTAGTTTGCGTATTATTTTGAGATGGCTTTGAATTTAATCTATCAGCCACTAATTTTTTAAATTTTACCCACTCGTTAGGACGATCAACAAACCACTTGTGACAATCTTTCCATCCAACAATTTCTTTATGTAACCACAAATCATTTACGGTTAATTTATATTTCTTTAGCAAATCGACAACTAATTGCACAAGAGTGTTATATGTAGCATTAGTCATTTTTCCATTCCAATCAATGTGACAACATTCGATTCCAATGGTGCAGTTATTTGGGTATGTGCTTAACCTAGCTAACGCTTCTTTTGTGTATGTTGTTGAACCGACATGATACGCCATTTCATTTTCTGGGATACAACGAATTACGTCTCCGTTAAGACCAATAATATAATGCGCTGAACCATAGCCTGTTTTACCAAATTTACGATTTTCAAAAAAATTACGATTGGCTTCAGATGACGAATTAGGATTGGCTACCCAATGCACAACAACACCACGAACGCCAATTAATCTGTTTTGTGGACGACTATATTTATTAGGAGTTAATAATTTTTCAATAATTTTATAGCTCATTATGGTCACTCCTATTATAGTTTATTATTATCTTTTAAGAATTGTTTGCGTTCACGAGCTTTACGAGTAATATCATTATCTTTCCACCAAGCCCAAAGAGAAGCTGCAATAGTAAATACAATCGTCAATCCATTTTCAACTTGTTCATCTGTGAACGGCAATGGAGAGAAACCAGCCAATACTAAAGATTGGTTAATCAAAGCTACAAATAAAACAATAGTACGAATAATCATTATTTTGTCAAGTTTCATTTAAATCATCTCCTTAATTAAAAATTTTTCCTAAAACAAAAAGGACTAGAGGAACTAATACTGTTAAAATTGTTCCTGTTGTCCATTTAAGTGTTGATGATAATTTATTAATATCACCTTCGTTATCTTCTGCTTTAACCATTGCTTTTTCTGCTAATCGAAACGCACTATCTGCCGTTTCACGAATGGAACGAACATCATCAATTTTTGCTTCTAATCTCCCCATTCTTTCATATAAATCACGTAAAATTTCTTCATTCATTTTGATCCACCTTTCATTAAAATTAAAAGGTGGCGATTTGATAATCCCCACCTTTTAAAATCATTGATTTTCAAGGGTTTTTGTTTATTATATTTTAGATAAAAGCGTCATTTTATACAGTCAGATTCCAGATTACGCGATGTACGCCGAGCGGAAGCTGAGGCCATGAAACGAGTACGAACGAGCGCCGTTCAGGCGCAGCGCGAAGACCCCAGCAGAAGCCCCATGGCCCCAGTCACCGCCACGAAACGGAAGGCGCTCACCGTAGTTGCGCACCCAGATACCGTCTCCACCATGGTTTGCATCGATAGGAGCAATAGCGAGATACTTCAATAAATCTGGGACTGTGAAACCGGATTTAGCTCCCAACGTTTCAAAGGTCGTATGGCTATGCCCGTAGTGAGCGTCTGAACTTGGATCAGTTGTATACATCGGATTTGTTCTTTCCGCTCCCAAAATAGGGTCGCCACCAACATCAGCTGAAGTAGTGTTTGCATTTCCCGGGGTCGTGTTATCAATATACACGCCTGTGTCAACCCATTGATCGACTAGGCGATATCCTTCTGGTGTATTGAAGTTGTTGTCCTGATGAACATAAATCTTTCCATCTATGAGTTTCAATCCGTCAACCCATTCCCATACGTTCCCGTTGAGGTCGAAAATACCTTCATTCGTTCCATCGTGCGACCAGCTGGCAGGACCTGATCCAGTAGCAACACGAGCATCCTGTCCACCTGATTGAAATGTCACTTTTCCGCGCTCATGCGTTGCCGCATGATCTCTTCCGTAGTTGTTATTTCCTCTAGGCATAAACCCGTTCTTTTTGCACCACAAAGCAATCGCAGCCCATTCGGCGTTTGTCATCAAGTGCCAGCCTGAACCTTTTGCTGCGCAAAATTGTTTCACTTGCTCGTATGTCACAGATGTCCTCGGATCTTGAAAAGGTAGAGAATATGCACGTCCATCGTGCACGATATTTTGATATTTGGAAATCCAAATTTCGCTTTTTACTACACCGTTTACAATGAATGCTGGATGAGGCGTGTTTGGTGCGCCCGTAATAACATCCGACAGATTGAATTTAGGAATGCAAACCATGATAGACGGATTTCCTTTGTCATCATACATGACCGTGTTTTTTCCGCCTGTTGCCATTTCAACCGATTGGCGCAATGAATCTTTTACCGATACAACAAATGCCATTACAACTCAACTCCTTCTGGTAATGCCCATAGGCGGATTTCGACTTTCGACACATCTAAAGACATCGGAACAATGCTCGTTTCACTGTTATCGTTTTCCACAAGCTGATATTCTCGTGATGGAATAATGATTGTAGCTACATACCAAGCCCCCACACCTTCTTGCGCAGTATATGTCGTATCAAGACATACGTCAATCACACGTTGCACATCACCCTGTCTCTCTTGCAGATCGATCGACAATATACCAATATTTAGTGTCGTCCCCTCAAGTGTAAACTTTGCCTTCCGTCCACTGTTTAAATGAGTGATAATCATTCACATCTCCTCCTATGCCACTAGTGGATTGAGTAGCGTCCATATAAATGTGACACTGCTCGCACTACCTGTCATTTTCACTTTAAAACCATTCTGTGTTTTGTCATATACAATCAACTGCCCATAATCACCGTTCGATGAAATAACGTCAATAACCACCGCATAGTTCGGCGCGTTGATTTGTGCATATCCTGTTAATGTCACTTGTATAAACGGCTCATTATCTCGAAAATACCCGTTTGAATTCACACCTGTTATTGTTGCGACTCCTTGCTGAAAACGTAATTTTTTGTACTTGTCAATTTCTAAAAAGATTGAACGATCGTTTTGAAATAGAACGTCATCAGCGGTTGATAAAATTCCAATTTTATTTTGCACGTCGGTGATTGCGTTGGCGTTATATTGTTGCGTCCATACCCATTGTGTACCATTCCAACGATAGATTTTGCTATCGTCAATAGTCTGTACGGTGTCACCTAACTGCGGATTCGGATATGTCTTTGCAATATCTGCGTAGGTGTTTACCGCTGTGAGCCAGCGTGTTTTGTTTTCATCCCCGACTTGTTTTGCATAGTCACCTTGCGCTTTGGCGTAATTGCCTTGTGTTTGAGCGTATTGCGCTTGTGTCGTTGCATTATTTGCTGCGTCATTTGCAGTATCTCTAGCAACATCGGTTTCATCAATTAATGTTTGTAAAGTTTCTACAATTTCTCCATTGTTCTCTCTAGTCCAAATTCTTGAAGCAGGAAAAGCAATCAAACCGACACCTTGATAATCAAATATAAATTCTTTACCTTCGTTAGAAGAATTGAAGTATACAATTCCAAGTGAATAATCAACTCTATATTCATTAGCCTTAGGTGTCAAACTGGTTGTTTCATAAAGAAATTTTCCATTACTATCTTTAACAGTAACCTTAATAAATAAATCTGGCACTTCTTTTAATATTACTCGGCTATTTACTACTTTTAATGATTCACTGATGGGAACATAAGGATCATCTTGTGTTCCTTTTCGTTTATAAACATATATTTTTTCAACTTTAGGAAAGAAGAAACTCATATATTAACCTCCTTTTAATTAGGAATAAAAATAAAGAGAGTTATTTAAAACTCTCTATTAATAAGCACCTATCCAATTGTAAGAAATATTTGGTTCAACAATTACAAAACTATAAATTGGAGCATCATGCAAATCAATATTAAAGCCTTGATTTGCACGCAAGAATATTGGGCTACCTCCATTAATTTTTACAGTGCAATTTTGTTCATTGTAAAAAGAGAACTTGTAAAGTTTGTATTTTGTTGACCAGTGGCTAGGTGGCGATGGGATGATTTCTTGGTTAGCAGTTGACACTTGAACTGACAGACTACCAATATAGCCACTTCCTATAATATAAGACATTAATTCATCACCTCCTTATTTAAAATTGTTAAATAAAAAAAGAGTAGGGTGATGAATTCACACTCTTCAAAAACCCTTATATATCAAGCATTTTTAAACCTTCATTTTACTATAAAATGCATATTTTATTATTATACGACGTACACGGAATGAGAACAGGCATCTTAATTAGGTATCCACTATTACACCTGTTTTAATTCCTCTCGAAATGTATTACTCCTTCACTGGCACAACTGCCTTGATTGACCGCCCATCAATAATCACGTCCCCAATCACAACGACATAATCCGACGTATCGTGATTTTGAGCCGCTTTGATTTGTTCATACACCGCTTTAGCACTAAATTTTTCCACTTCCGTAATGTGTTCTTCTCCACTGTGTTCAACGATTTTAATTTTCATGAGCCATTCCCTTTTCTATTGTGATATAGAAAAAGCCCCGACTATTCTTTGTCAGAGCTTTCTTGTTTCAATTGTTCGAGTTCCTGTTTGAGCTGCGCAAGTTCTTGTTGGTACTGCGTCACAAGTGCCGCATAGATCGCACGTTCACGGGAGAGATTTGCGATCTGCGTGGTTAATTCATTTACAACTAAATCGACATTAGCGTTCATCCTATTTCACCTCCTGTGGTGTCGCTAAAATCTCATCGGCTTCTTGCTGTGTGATAAATCCTTTCTGCGCGTAGCTTCTTACTTGCTGCTCCGTTACCTTTCTAAATACCCACATATTGAGAATGAATTGATACATATCATTCATTCCTCCTTCACTCCTTTATTACAGATAATCCATAAGAGCGATAATCACAGATTCAGCTGATTCTAATCGCTGTTTCATTTCTGCATTTTCCTGCTTTAACAAGTCTAATTCACTCGGTTGCGGTTGATGTAGTCTTTTCAGTTCTTCAATTTCTTCGGGTGTAAGCCCTTCTACCCACTTGTTTCCGTCCCACCTTGGTTTATAAAGCCCCTCTGGCACAGGAGTTGCGATCAAGTATGGAGGTAATGGATTATCTTCATCAAAATCTTCATCATTAACAATTACGGGCTCGACAAAAAATCCGTCACTATCAATCTTTGATACTTGCTTAATCATTGTCACCACCTCATTACGTATTGAATATTATTCCGTCTAAACTTACCCAGCGGTTTGAAGCTGTTCCATAGTCCATTATTACTACATCTCCCGATGGTTCAATATTCACACGACCAATACCATCCAATGTTAGTACAGGAAAGATTTTTCGATATGAAGGGCGATATCCTGATGGTAATACAAACGCAGCTGTACCCATTGTTCCATTTTTAATTAGACCTTTGAGACGAATGAATCCAAGTGCATCTTTATAGTAGCCTGCTGTTTCGTATTTGGAACCGAAGTCAGTCCAACCATTTAGAAATGTCGGGGAAAGCCACCCACGGTCAGGGGTTTTAATAACGTAAGAATCTAGTACATAAGAGTCACCGTACATCGTTACAGAATCCGTCTTTACAGAATTAGCCGACAATTGACCGTTGACTTCCAAAGAATGCGTATCTAAAAAAACATAATCGAAACTAGTACGAGAGTCATTTAACTCTCTATAGATTTCTAAAATATTTCCTGTTGCTAGGGTATGGTCGCCTTCAATGACTGCATAGTTGACACCGCTGTCATCCATCATACGAAGTCGTATCTTATGCCTTTGCGATAACTCGGAGTCTATGGTTAGGTTGCTCGTTTTGAGACTTCCTGAAAATGTACCTGTGGCAGATTCTAATGTAACAGCTCTTAATGTTCCTGCTGTAACCGTTCCTAAATCTGCTGAAATGGCTGACAATGAAGATACATTTAATTTATCTGCTGTAATAGAAGAAGCTGTAATTTTCGAACCATCTAAGCTTGCAATTTTCGCATTATCCACCGCTAAATCATCAATCTTAGCATTAGTAATTGCGGCATTTTCAATCATAGCTGTTGTAATCTTTGCTGTACTTGCATCTAATTGTTCAATTTTAATTTTATCAATATATCCACCATTAATTTTTAGTTTGTCTGTAGTTAATACACTTTGACCATTTACTTTCAGTTCACTTGCATCCATTTCTCCTTTGAGAACAAGACGAGAATTATTGACATCATAATAGAATTTGTCTATCCAGTTTAATCCTTCTTTAACCTGAAATTTAAAACCATCTGTTGCGTTAAAAATAGCTTTAACCTTATCGTCACTTCTTGTAACTAAAAGTCCATTAGCTGTATCTATTCTTATTCCATTTGTGTAATCTTTATTTAACTCAACTAAACTATTTTTAAATGAAGGGTCTAACTGTTCAGGAGGTAAGCCACCAACAATGTTAATTGATCCACCGTCAATCGTCATACCATATTGATCAAATGTATATTTACCTGAAACATTTTCAATATATAAACGTTCTGTAATTGTAATTTTCCCGACAAGATGCTCTGCATAAACACCAGTCGCATCTAACGCTAATTTAAACGTATTACCACCATCATTAGTAAATCCAATTACTCCATTTGTCATTCTCACAAATTTATTTGGATCATCTGAACTTATTACTGTGATTCCGCGTCTATCAATTGTTACTGTATTATTTACTCCAGCATTAATTCCATTGGTAGCAGGATTCCATTTTCCTTCTAATATTTCATCTATGCTTGTTTTTACATTGTTAACTTGATCCCATTTATATTTGCTCATATCAATAGTTGACTTTACAGAAATTGAATCGTAAAGTATTTTTGATAATTTCTCCTCATCTTTTTCAATATCAACTGTATTTGCAATTGTTACACTAATGGAGTTATCATCATGATTAATATTCATTTCAATAATTTGAGATTCTACATCAATTCCAAATTTCTCATAATGGATATAAAACTTATCTCCAATTTGAACTTTATCCCAATCATTTTTTGATTCGATTAACTTGAATAAATTAACGATATCAATATCAATAATTGTTTTTGGCTTCTTTAAATCTTCAAATACTTTTTTAGCATCATTATACAATTCAACATCATCGTAATAATTTTGATCTTCCCATGTTTCCTCGATAATATAATCATTTAATTCAATAATTTGATCAGGAGTGAAATGATTTTCAATTGATAAACTGTTTTTTAACTGTTCGATTTGCGTATCAATATTGTTAATTTGATTTTCTAAACTATCAATTTCAGCTTCTTTTGTAGCTATTTGATTTAACTTTTCTTGCTCTTGTTGCAATTCAACACTTGCATCCATTCCACTTGTTTGTTTTACATCAATAGTATCTTGAATTTGTTTTAATTCCATTTCTAATGCCGATAACTCGTTTTCTTTTGTTTTTCTCTGTGACTCCAAACTTTCTTTTTGTGTTAGTAATGATTGGAATTCTCCTTCTTTTGTAGCAACAAATTCTTGATAATCTAATAAAGCATGACACAATCCATCACTCATATATTCACTTGAACTAATTGTGTTTTTATTTTCATCTCGCTGAAAACCTTGCATAAAATAAGAAAAATCCTCTATATAATCCGTACCTAGAGGATTTACTCGATGAATAGATAAACCATCTTTACCATATACACGTAATCGTGTTATCATTTCATCTGAACGTTCTTCTTTACTAAGCGATTTTAAATATTTTCCATATGAAATTCGAAATCCCTTATTAACTCCTATATTTTCTTGCTTCAATAAACTAATAGTTTTGTTTTCTGTATTCCATTGAATAATAGCTCCAAACGTTCTTGCTACCTCAAAAACAGCATCTAATATAGTAGTATTATTAAAGTCAAATGAACGATATTTTGTTAAAAATTCCGAATCAATATAATCAATCCCCCAAGTTGTTCCACTCAACAAATCCTCTAATACTTGCTGTGCATTGAGAGATTCTTTCCTGAATTTTCCATCTATATATACACCAATCCAAGTTCGTATTTTTTTATCCTTTAGCTGATACCCCAAACTATATAATTTAACATTTAAAAATACTTTCCCATTTTCATTAAATGAATTGTTTAAGTTGGAAATAATAAACCATTCTTTTTGATCTTTAAATGACGCTCTTACTAAATATCGAGATTTTAATTTATCCACGTTTGGATTACGTGCAAGAATAAAATTTTTCTCAATTTCGTAAGGAATAGTAAAAGAAAGTTCATTAATTTGCCCAAGTTTTATATTTTGCTCAATATTAAAGGCTTCAGGTAAACGACCAATAATATTACGATTTGGTTTAGCAATTTCCAACTGTAATTTAGGTAAGTTGTTTGGGTGTATATATTCAATCAACATAAACACCTCCTTTACATTAAACGTTTAAATCTATATCTAAATTGCAACTTGCAATTACCATTCACTTTCAAATAATTGTAACCAACTACAAAAGAAAGGAATTGATTATTAAAATTATTGTATCTGTATGTATTAGGTAAGTTTGTTTCGATACTTTCATTTTCACAATCCACAGTAATTTCTTCACCGTCTAACAAACCAGTAAATTTAAATTCTTTACCACCATCTGATAAATTTATGATTGAAACATCACCATCACCGATTTTTTGTATAAATACATCTGGTTTACATTCAAGATCACCATTATTTACAAATGTTAAACTACTCCCCATAGTATTATTAGAAAAATCATATACTTGGGTTGTATAAACAGGACTATACGAATAAGGACTATTGCAACGAAAAGTTAAATTTACATATCCCTGTTTACATCCGTTATGAATTAGTTGTGCGTCATCAACAACAACACAATAATAAATTCGATCTAGATCATTAGAGAAAGATAAAGGTTGATAATAAGGTTGCTTTAACCATCTACATATTTCACGAATTTTTTGATTATCCCATGTATCTTTAAAAGCGAATGTAACTTGGAATTGTAAAGGTTCATAATCAAAACCAAAGAAATAGGGAATATCTCTACCTTGTATTTTTTCTTCAATAATTTGTCTTCTTGGTAAAAAAGACTCTTCATAAAGACCATTATTCACGCTAACGTTCAACAAACCAAACTCTTCAGATGTTCTTCCAGCATAGATAAAATGAAGTGAATCTCTAATAGTAGACATATATCATTTAGTCACCACCTTTTAAAAAGTAAAAAGGGTAGTGACTGTGATATAGTCACTACCTTAATATTTGCCCCATTTTTTCAAATTATTTATAATCGTTGTAGATAAGTTGTCTGCTTCTTGCTTTGAGCCAGTTAATTTATCAATATGAATTGTTAAATAATAATTTGCTACATTGCCACTAGAAGTTGCAAGGGCAGGGGAGAGGGCTTGAATATTGCCAATAAAGTTAGGTATTTTTAATGGCGGAATCATTAATTCCCCTTTTAATGCTTTAACAATTTGTTCATTAGGTTTTAAATCCATTAATTTTCTAAAAGTACGTGTTAGTAAGTTGTCATTTTGTCCAACAATTCCACCTTCGTGATATGCTTTCAAATCTTTTAATTGATTGTAGCTACCATCAGGGAATCCCCAAAATGCCCGTAAAGCATCATTTTCCTTTTTCAGTTTTTCTTTAGCTTCTTTTGAATTAGTTGATTCATACAGTTGCTTATTTTTCAAATACTCTTGCCAAGCAATTTTTCGTAATTCATCTTTATTAGTAAATTGAATTCCTAATAATTCTTCATATGACCCATCAATAAATCCATATTTTTGTCGTAATGTTGTGTTTTCTGCTGCTAATTGCTGTTTCTCTTGAGGAGTTTTTGCTAAATTATATTTTCTCTTATTTTCTAAATATTTTTGCCAAGCTAATAACATTTCCGTATCTTGCATATTTTGCAAATCTTGCATATTTTGCAACTTTCCTATATTCATTGTAATATCATTCATTAAGTTAGTTAATTCTGCCCAACTTTCTCCCATTTCTCTTGTAACTTCTTCATTTTTTGCTTTCATTTCATCATAAAAACCTTGTAATATACGCTTAATTTCCTCTACATTCCCATTAATAATATCTTTTCTTATATCTGCATATCTTTGCTCATCATTTATTAAATTATCGTAATGAAACTCTGTTTCACGTCTAATTTTTTCTAACCGTTCTTTTTCAATTTCATACTTTTCATCTTCTGCTTCTTTTTTCTCTTCAATTTCTTTTCGGTATGTTTCAAGGGCTTCTTCTAAATTCTCTTTTCTTAATTCTCTTTCTCTTCTCAATTTTAGTTCTTCGATTTGCTCTGTTAATGTTGCTAATTCTTTTTCCAGTTCAAGTTTTTTTGCTTTTGCTTCAGATGAATTATCAAGAGATAATATAGAGATTCTTTTTTGTAATTCTAACTGTTCTTTTTGTAATTTCCCTAACTCTTTATTGTAATTTTCTTCTTCAGCCTGTTTGTCAATTAATCCTATTTTTTTATTTATAGTTTCTTCAAATCGACTCAAATCATCATTATACATTTTCATTTTCTCTTGATGTGCTTTTTTCAAAGCATCCATCTCTTTATCAATGGCTTCTAAAGCAAAATCTTTTTGTTTTCGATATGATTTTTTGGTTATATCGATTACTTGATCTGCTAACTGTTCACGCACTTGTCTTTCTTTTCTAGCTAATTCTTCTTGTGCAACTATAACGTCCCAATAAGCTAATGATAAATCTTCTAATACTTCCCTTAATTCTTTTTGTTTCTCGACCGATAAAGATGTTGTACTCATTAACTTCCTGATTGTTTCTTGTTCATCAAGAAGCAATTTAGCTTTATCTTGCAATAATTGTTTTTGCAATTGTAATTCTCTATTCCACTCTTCTGAACCTTCTTCATATAACGACATAATTTTTGTAGAGCGATCAAGTTTATAATTTAAATCATCAATTTGATCAGAATATTCTCGTATTTTACTATTAATTTTTTCAAACAATAAGTCCTGAATACGCAATTTATTTTCTATACGCTCAAATTCCTTTTCTCTTGCAAGAGCCAATAACTCTTCACGTTTTTGTTGTGAGATATTTTTATTATTTTGTGCTTGATAACGTAAAAACCAAATCTCATCATTTAATTTTTTGTCAAGTAAGGTAAGCTGATACGCTTGTTCATTTATCGCTGAACGATAAGCTTCAGATGATTTGTCGAGACTTTGCGCTTTAAGTCCATATTCCTTTACTTTATTTTGAATATAATTAATTGAATACTCATATTCTGCAATAAAAGAGTCAACTAATTGTTCGTATAGTTTTGTGATTTCACTAGATATTCTTTCTGATTGTTGTTTTAGTTTATTAACTTCAATTTTCGCTTCATCAATTGCTTGTTGGACTTCAGCGTTTTGTCGAGAAGAAACCGATGTATTGGCAGTACCTGTTTTTAATTGCTGATTATAATATTGGATTACTTTCTTTACATAATTTTGTGTTTCTTTAAATGGAGGAATGCCACCATATTTCTTTACATTGCCGGGACCCGCATTGTATGCAGCAAGTGCTAATTCAATGTTCCCACCAAAGCGTTGTAATTGTTGTGCTAGATATTTAACTCCACCCATAATGTTTTGATATGGATCATATGGATTGGTCACACCTAATTCTTTAGCTGTTCCCGGCATTAATTGCATTAAACCCATTGCACCTGCACGAGACTTAGCGCGAGGATTGAAGTTTGACTCTTGCTTAATGACAGCTGCAATTAAGAATGGATCTATACCGTATGTTTGGGCAGCTTTATTGATAATGTCTGCGTATTGTCCTGTGTAAACAGATTTAGATGTTGATTTTTGTGTTACAATGCCTGTTGGTTGAATTTTGCCTGATTTAATTTGGTTTTGTAAATCTTTTGCTTGATCTTCGTATATTTTCTTTTGTTGTTTCAATAATTCAATTTCTTGTTTTAATGCTTTTTGATATTCTTTAGAATGTTGAGGGAATTTAGATTTGATTGCATTAATTCTTTCTAATTCAGTATTAACCTTTTCTAGTGCGTGTTTGTATTTATCTGCAATGTAGATGGAGTGTTCGGTGACTTGATTTGATTTCTCTTGTTTTCTTGCTGCAACCTCAGATGAAGTACCTACTTGATTTAATCCACTAGAAGCTATATTCATTAATTCATCTATTTTTTTTAATTCTGTAGATAAATCGCCTAATGCAGCAAGCTGATTCGCCAATGCTATTCCTGCTTGATAATTTCCTGAACCAAAAGCTTTAGACATTTGAGAAGAAATTACTGCTCTCTTTTTTTCTGCGTCAGCTACAGTTTGAATAGCTAAAACTTCACTTTTATACATTCCCAATTTTTCAAGAGTTGCTCTTTTAGTTGCTAATAATTCTTCTCGAACTATTTTTAATTTATCAGTATATGCAGATATAGTTGCCGATCTCATAGTTTTTACTGCTTCTATATTAACTTTTATTTGTCCATTTTCAATCGAAATTGCATTAGCTAATTCATGATTTTTTTGAATTAATTCCATTGCTTCTGCGGCAGTCAATTGTTTGCCGTTTGCCACATCTTCAAGCAGTTTGTTTAAAACTGTCATTTTATCAGAAGCTTCTTTATATGCTTTGTTTAAGTAATCAAAAATATTTGTAACCTGTTCACCGTTATCATAAACATCAGACATGGAATCCGCCATAGCATCCATTCCATCTGCTCCAGCGTATGTTGCATTAGCTAATTGTTCACTTTTCCTTTTTACTTTTTCAAAAGTAATCTCTAATGAGTTTGCTTGATTATTTGCTGAACTCATTTGGCTAACATACTCAATTAATGATTCCCTTGCTTTATTAAACGTTTGTGCATTTCCTCTTTCATATGCTTTTTGCATTTTATCAGTCAACGAAGCAATTTTAATAGAAAATGATTCTAACTCTTTAGGATTTAGTTTTGTAAGGTCAAGTGAAGATATAAAATCTCGTACACTTTTTCTGATTTCTGGATTAATTTCTAATTTGTTATACGCTTCCGCAACTTTTAAAACTTCATCATTAATTTTCATCGAAGTAGTTGCAAGTTCATTTTCTAATCTACGGAGATCTTGTTTCATTTTATTTATATATAATGGATCTGCACCTATCTTTTCTAATTCTTTAATTTGCTTTCGTCTGCGCTCTATTTGTTTTTCTAGTCCAAAAAATCCATCTATTTTATCGATATTCTCTTCAAAGTTTTTTAAAGCATTTAATTTTATTTCTTCTTGTTTTAATTTAATTAACTCTTTTGTTGCTTCAATTTCCTTATCTATTGCATTTGCTGATTTTAAATGATATTGTCCCGTAGCGTCAATATGTGAAATAAGATTTGGGAAAATTTCCCCTAATTGTTGTTGAATTTTCAGATACTCTTTTTCTTTCTCATTATCCCAATTACCACTTTCTTTTTCTGCTGAAAGTGCTTTATAAGAAGCGATTAATTCTTCAGTTCGCTCTTTATTAGTTGTTAATGCTTCAATATTTTTTTGTTGAGATTGTTCAAATTCTTCTTGTTTTTGTTTTGCATCTGAATAAAGTTTGATTAATTTTTCAATTGCAAAACCAATTACAACAAAAACTGAACCAACAAGTGTAGAAGCAGCAAGACCTCTAAGAGCGGCAGTTGCCCCAGCGGTTACAATTCCTAGTCTACTCATTCCAGCAGTTAAACCTGCCGCAGCTAACTGTGCCCGTGTCATTCCTTCTGTTCCAAAAATTAGCGAAGTTGTAAATGTTCTAAATCTAGTGCTAAGTAATACAACTGTAGTGCCTAAAGTTCCAAATACACCTGATAATATACCTATCTTATCAATCATAAAAGAAGATGCGGTTGCAACGTCATTCAAAGTTTCAACCACAGCAATAAAGCCATCGGTTAACACTGCTGAAGAAGCACTTAAAACTACTTTGTTCCAAGCTGTATCAAGTCTATTCAATCTCGCTTCAAGAGAATCGGAATATTTAATTTGCTCACGCATCGCACTACCTTGAGAATTTAAGGCAGTTTCTGAAGCTTCAACTGCTAGATTCCAGTTGTTCATTACATGATTGTTACTCTTCCAATTTGGAAGGGCTAGGTCATTTCTGCCTAGCTCTCATGCTTTCACATGAGATCGGACTGTACCATGTGCATTAAGCACCGCCTATTACAGTCTCTGAAGCTCCTCCATAGCAAAAATGCAGTAGGAGTTTGCCTGCTGATTGCCCAATCCTTTGACTTTTCAAGCCATCACGCTTGCTGTTTCCAGCTACGTTGTGGCGTCAAAGGCTCTAAGGGGTTTCCAGCAATTTAAGGCGTTTTACTTGCGCTAATCCTTAACGCAAGAAATCTGGAGAGCTGGTAACGACCTGCTAATGTACAATATGTTACCCTATCGGCTTTTTATCCGATAGCTCTTATGGTTTCCCATAAGTTCAGCATACATTTTCACCCTCGACTTTACACGTTAGGGTGGTGGAGACTCTTGGGGAGATTTTTGCTCTCTTAACGCTCACTCCCTATGCGTTACAAGGACTTGTGATGCAAGCCCTCTCGGTATTACCATATCCAAAAAGGACTTAGGTTTTACCGATTTTCCCCACTTATAATCTAATATGTTTCCATATTAGACGGCTACTTTTGTAACCCCAATATTTTGACGTTGTTCATCTGATAAGGTCGTCCATTTACCAGCCAAATCTTCAAGTATATCACTTACAGGTCTAATGTTACCCGACATATCTCTAATTGAGATATTTACAGAATTTAAAATTGATTCTGCTTCAGACATGGTAGTGATTCGGCTAATTATAGTTTTTAACAATCTTGTTACCCATGAGGCTTTTTATCCTCATGTTCTTACACTTTACCATCGTGTAAGTTCGGCATACATTTTCTTCCTACTAGGAAGTCGGACACTCGTGGGGATATTGTTAGGTGGCTTTTAAGCACTCCCTTGACCCTCAATCCCTATGCTCTACGGTTCTGGGTGGTATGCCCAGTTACCTCGGTATTATCCCATATTATTGGAGGACTTTACCGATTTTGCCCGATTTTCACTAACATATTACTATGTTAGGCGGCAAATATTTTACCGTTTCCTATAATTGAGCCGGATTCACGCGTTGTGCTTCCGATAGCAGCTATGTAACCAATTAAATCCGACAATTCAACACCAAACGTTTTTGCTGTCGATGCACTCTTGCGTAACCCATCAGATAGATCACGTGTGCTTATTGCAAAGTTATTCGTTCCTACCCCTGCTTTCGCAGTATTTGAAAGGGACTAGACTATACCATCATCTCAATAGAGATGCCTCTTGGTAGTCGTTGAGAGCTTCCCATATCTCATAAGAGACTTAGGGCTATCTCTGCTGATTACCCAATCCTTTACATTTTCAGATGTCAAACATCGTTTCCAATGTTGACTACTAGTAAAGGCTCTAAGGGCTTCCCAGCATATTCGAGGTTTTCTTATATCATCACTGATATAAGGGACTTGTAAACAAATCCACTTCATTCAATTGATCAGCTATTTTTATAGAATCTTCTGCTGTAATATTAAAGTTCAACATTGCTGATGTTAATGTGTCAACAGCAGCAGTTGCATCTAAATCTGATATATTTTGCAATACTTGGGCAGTTTTTGTAATGTCTACTAATTGGTTTTCTTCAAAACCCATCCGTCCAAAATCACCCATAATCTTTAGGACATCAGTTAGCTTCGAAGATAATTGATCAGAAATATTGACTGCTTCGTTTAATAATTCAGTTAATTTAAAATCAGGAATATCCATAACCCGATTAATATCAACCAATAAAGTGTCAATTTCCACTAGTCTGGAAATCATATCTTCCATCGCTCGAATTGGTGCATAAAAAGCAGTGGCACTAATCATCCAAATGGGAAATTTTACCATTGCAGTAGACATCATTTCAGCAAATGACATACCTGCCTGTTGAGCTGCTCCTGCTGCACTTTTTGCGTTTTGTGCTATTTGTTTAAATTGCATTTCTGTTTTTTGTAATTGCTGATTTAAATTTGCTGTTCTTGGTGTTAAATTATTTACACTGTCAATATACTGCTGTAAAGCACGATTATCTACAAACCCACCATGAGTAGTCTTTATTCTTTGTGCATTTAATAAAGCTTGCTGTCTTGCTAATTCAAGTTTATGTTCATTTTCTCTTATTCTATTTAGATTTTGTAAATGTTGCTCAAGTCTTTGTATTTGCTGAATATTTTTTGAATTATCAATTGCTTTATTTAATTTTGCTAAATTTTCAGCAGATATTTTACCTTCATTACTTAACTGTGTTAATTCTTGTTTTAATTTTCTTTTTGAATTAATTAGGTTTTCAGTTGCTTTTCTTTGTTGCTCTAAATTTGTTACAACTTTTTCGTTATTGAGATTTCCTTGTCCATCATATTTATATGTGATATCTGTAAAATTGTCTTTAAACTGCTCTGTCTTATTTTTTATTTTTCCCTGTCCGTCTTTATTTACAATTATTTTTTGCAATTTGTCTTGATTCAAAATTGCTTTTTCTAATGCTTTATTTTGTTGTTCTAATGCATTTGTTTCTTGTTGAATTGCTTGTTTTCTTTTGTCAATTATTTTAGTTGTCTTTTCAATAATTTCTCCACTTTGCAAGTATTTTCGATTAATTTTTTCAATAGTGCCATCTGTGTTTTTTACAACTTGTTCTTCTTCTTTATATGTTTTATTTAAACCTTGTATTATTTGTTTATGATTATCCATTGCCTTAGAGAAATCATTTATTGTTTTAATAGCTTTTTCGTCAATATGTATTTTCAACTCTAATTGATCAATTTTATTTTGTAGTTGTTTAAGTTGGTTATTCAGTTCATTAATTGATTTTTGACTATCATCAAAAACAGCTTTAACCAATATCTTCAAGTCATTGTTCAAATGATAACACTCCTTTCTTCAAGATAATAAAAAAAGAAGTGCCAATTATATTTGACACTTCTTTTAGGCGGATTAAGTATTTAACTTTTCATTTCTTTTTAAAATAACGCTTATCGTTTTATGCCACTTATTTATGTCAGAGTATATTTTATGATATATTTCACTGTCTTTAGGGATGGCAGTATTAGAATTTAAAAAGTTAATTTCATAAGTTGGATTTATTAAATCATCAATAGTTAAAGAAAGAGTTAATTTTAATGCACTTTGTCTTGATTTTTTCGTTCCACTTAATCCGCCAATTACTGCACCGACTCCTCCTGCTAAGATATTCCCGACTATTGCGCCGCCAATAGCAGAACCTTTAGATGTTTTTGTGACAGTTTCATCATTTTCAATAATTGCTGATTCAATAATATCCTTAAAATCAATTAAGTGAAAATTAAAATCATCTTGGGTGTTTTTTCTATTTAAAACTGCGATTTTATTCATTGTCTTATTGATGGCTATGCCTGATAAATAATCATCACTTAAATAAGAATCATCTGCTATAAAATTATTTTTAATTAATGCTTTGTCAAGAGATTTTTCAATATTGGTTTGGTATTGTTCTGAATGTTTAATATTTGTGTATATTAGTAAACCTAAAAAAGCAAACATTAAAAGAAAAAACCAAGGAGTAAAAACAAAAACAAGAAGAAACGATATAAGATAACATGAGAAAAGAATAAAGATTCTTAAACGCCTATTCATACCAATTAATTTATCAATTATCATAATCCCACCTCTTTTGTAAGCTTTTACATTATCATACCACATACACTAAAAGAAGGGTAGGGGAGGAGATATTTGCGCATAATATCTCCCTTTTTAATTAGTAACTAATAGTGGATGTATACACTATTAAGTTGCAACCTAAATTGTATATACATTATATATTGAAAAACACTTTATATCGTTAACTTTTGATCGATTTCTTTAATTTTTAATATCAAATTATTATACATTTCTTTTTGTTTTACTCTCCAGAAAAAGTCAAAATGTAAACAAATAAGTGGTATGTTATTCTTTTTGCAAATTTCAATCTTTTTATTTTTGTTTTTGTTATAAAATTCGTTGCCCTCTATACCAAAAATCTCTACAAAATATTTTCTATTATTGCATTCAATGACAAAATCAAAAGTATATTTCTTATCAATATTTTTAATCCATGTAGAGTATTTTACGTCTTTTTCATATGGATTCTTATACTTTTCCAACATTTGAGCAAATAAATGTTCCATTCTAGAAAAGCATTTTGTTCCACTTTTTGTATAATATACTTTATGCTTATTTGACTCCATTCCTGCTTCGTTCAAGGCATTAACAAAGCTTCCGAATTTAAGAAGATACGTACTTGGGGAAGCTAAGTGGGGATAGTTATTTAAATCAAGTTGATTTGGAGTCCTGCCTAACTCATTTTTAAGCCATATTAAATCTTTTATTAATTCCTCTTTTGTTTTACCCCTTCCAACTTCAGTCGGAATTAACCCACAATATTTTTGTAAATCATGTATACTCCCAAAATAAGCTATATAAGTACTCGCAGAATTGCAATATCCTTTTTTACTATAAAAATCTAAATCCCTACTTGTTGGTGTTCGATTTAGCATTTTAGCCAATTCTTTATATTTATTAGCTAATTCTAATTTAAATTTTTCTTTATTAAAAGTATTGACATCATAACCAATCAATCGATAAGCTTCTGTTAAACTACCAAATCTTTTATGATAAACTGAGTCAGTAGGTAAATTTTTATTTGCAGTAATTTCTTTAGCTGTCAACAGTCTATTTTCTTTTTAATCATTTTTTCTGTTTCTTGTTTCAATAAATCTAATAATACATTATCTGGTAATTGCTCTCGATTGAAGTATCTTAGCCTTTCTTTTGGTATTTCAATACCTGCTTTTAATATTGCGTTTTGAAAACTGCCAAATCTATCAACATAAGTTCTACCACTAGGTAAGCCATTTTTTGAATTGAAGTCTCTATAAGTAGGAAATTTAATTTTACTATAATTCTTTAATATTTCTAATAATTCTTCATCAGTATATTTTTCATTAAAATGTCTTTTATTCAATTTAAAACTACCTCCGCATAGTTTATTTCTCCGAAATAAAAAATGAGGAAGGGTGTTCGGAGTTACACCTTTTCGATAAAGTTGATCAGACTTTATCTATCCTCTAGTTTTATTATATATTATTTACTATTCTTTGTGAATATTCATAATATACTTTCTTAGCTAAGAAAATACTTTATTTAATCTCAAATATCTGATTTTTCTCGTCTTCAAAATCACGGAGATCATATATCTGAGTTGTACTAACATTTTCATGATGAGCCACAAATTTAGAAACAAGATTAATGTCAACGCCACTTTCAAGAAGATATGTAATGCATGAGTTTTTAAAAATATGTACATTTATTCTTCTACCAAGAATAGGTGATAACACCTCTGAACAAAAATAATCTGCCCATGTTACTGATAAAGGTTTAATTTCGCCTTTATATTTTGTAGTAAAAACATATTCACTTTCGTATCCACGAGAATCAATCCATTTTTTCCAATATTCTAACACATCTAATGGGATCATGTATTGAAGAGGTTTACCGTCAGTCGATTTTCCTTTTCCTCTTACAACGTGAGATAAGACATAATTTTGTCCTTCAGGAATAGGGTAGTCAAGAATTTCTGTACGAAATTGAATGATTTCAGCGCGTCTAGCACCAACTCTAAAAGCAGTTGCTAACCAAGCCATTCCAAGCCAGTTTTCATCAGATTCTAATACTTTCATCATTTCTTGATATTCTTCATATGTGACTTTTACTTTATCATACACTCTATTTTTAGGAATAGGAGGAAGACCTCGAGTAAAATTACGAAACTGCTTATAATTATCATCTTCATCAGCAACTACATTTTCAATATAGTTACATAAACTAGAAACACATGCTTTTTTAAAATTCAAAGCACTAGAAGATAACTTCCTTACATCACGCAAATAGCTAATATACCGCAAAAAATCACGTTTCGTTACTTTGTACAGAGGTTTATTATTCATTGAGTCATACATAAACCACCCAAATTGTCTCAAACCTGATTTATATTGTTTTTTAGTTTGCGGACTGTGATTTTGTACAGTTAAATATTCATCGACTAACATACGATAATCCTCATTAACCTTTTCCCACATCTCATCAGTTACTTCGGGTAATTTTGGGGCACGTTCACGAATCATATTCTTTTCAATGTTTTTACTCACATTATCACCACCTTTATAATTATCTTTATATTTTACTCAACATCAAAACCAGCATCTTTTAAATCCTTTTTCATAGCTTCTTTTAAAGTATTAGAATTACGCAGTTCTTCACGCGCGTTTGTGATGAAAGGTCTTGGTTTTTCATAAGCATAACCGTATCCTGAATAATCGTACCCAATACCAGTCTCGATCACTTCAGGAATATACTTTTCACCATCTGTTCTTGTGTTGAATACAGCAATCCCATCATCCGTATTCTCAACGTCCCAAGATTCTCTCAATAATCCTGTGCGTTCATATTGCTTAGGCTCATAAACAGCATATACATCTTTATCAACATGCTTCTTACCAGTTTCAACAACTGTATTTTTCACATATTTACCATTTTGCAAAGCTTTTTTAGCTTGCTCATTTATATATTTTTCAAGCTCTTTTAAATTCTTAAAATTCGGCATAATCTATTCCACGCTTTCTTTAGCGTTATCTTCAAACTTACTTAAAATTTGCATACGGAAAATGTCCAATTTTTCTAATTTGCGTTGTAAATCTTTCTCTAATTTCTCAAAGAAAATCGCACGACTATTGATATCCGTTACAGCATCCATCACTTTATGTAATTCTTGAGGTAAGAACACTTCGTTAATAATCTTCGCATAATAACCAGTATCAATAAGCCATTCCATTTCTTGCAATTGTTTTTCAAATTCATCAGAAATACTATCTTTGAGGTGAGTGAAATATTTAATACAGAGGAAGTTAATATAGTGAAGAATGAATGTGTCATTAATTTCAGCGTTAATCTTATTTGCATAGTTCATTTTTTCAGCCAATTCTTGCAATAATTCCTCAATTACTGATACCTTAAAGAAAGGATGAAACTTTAACTCTTTTCCATCATCAAATGTATAAGTTTCAACTGTATCAAGTTCTTTATGTTTCTTTTTAACATCTGTCATTTTCAACAGATTAGATTTTTTACGAGCCATTAATTTGACCTCCTTTTATTCATAGAGAATAGGGGAGGGTAGGGAGAACCCACCCTCTAAATAAAATTGACATTTTAATTATTTTTATATTTTTATTAATTAAAGACGAGCAACCTCAACAATACGTCCAATTTGATTCGTAGAAGAATCAGCCATAGCATTAAATGTTAATTCAGGTGTTAAAGCAGAACCATTTTCAAATGACATATCAAAAGAACCAGATGGGATAACATTATCAAATTGGAAGTAAATATCTTTTACAACTTTATTAGTTTCAGCATCATATTCAATAGTACGATATTCAACTTCATAGTTTTCAGAGAACTTAGAAGCGTCAAGAGTAACAACATCTCCTGTTACTGATTTTTTGTAAATAACATCAACCTTTTCATTTGCGACAGCATGACCAGTAGGAATAGTTACTTTATTTCCTGTAATTGTCGCTTGTTCAGATTCACCATTTTTATTAATAACTGTGGCAGTTGTGTCAGCAGGTGTTCCTGTTAATGTAACTTCAAGTGTACCTGCATTATCAACAACAGTTAAACCTTTCTCAACTTCATTAACCTCAACAGAGCCATTTGTTACAGAAACGCCTTGAGTCATTGCCAACCATTCTAAGTCAAATGTAGCATTGCGTACAGTAAGTGTTACTTCTTTTGAATGTCTTACAGTATATAGAGGTTTATTTCCAATTCCACCTCTGATAATCTCTTCCGAAATAGATTGAGCAATAGAAGCTAGTTGAGCTTCCGCTGTAAATACAGCGTGACCATCTGACTTTCTACGAAATACAACATCACAAGTGTCTGCAATATAAGTTTTTCCCATTGATTATTACCTCCTGAAAAATTTTTATAAATAAAAAATGATGGCTTATTTGCCATCACCGAATAAACTATTTGCTTTATTTTCTAATTCATCGCGAGTAATAAAGTGTTTCTCTTCTTCAAATAGATTAATATGTTTACACCAGCTTTCAATTTTATTTTTTTCAGTAGAAACAGTAGCAAATAAAGTGCTAGTGTCGTATCCTTTAATTTGAGCAATACGATGAAATGTCATATATAGTTGATATATTGTCATCTCATTAATGTCTCGATAGCTTAACCCATTGTAACCGACAACACTTGAAACGATGTCGGCGAATGTTAACGGTTCATTATCTTGCTGTTTTACACGTCTACTTTTTTCAATAAATTTTTGAATTTCTGGATTAGGATTAATTATTTCCTCTTTAACACAATTCATATCCATAATTAACTTTCTATAATAATCAAAATTTTGATTATTAATTTTATATAAAACTTCTTCGTCACCAAACACCTTGAGCAATACACGATAATATGCCATTTGAATTTCAGGTATACCTGTAACAATTTCGAATAAACTTAATTTTTCTAACTCTTTAATAAACTCATCTAACTCATGATTTTTATTTAATTCATGATATTTATAAATGATATGTAACTTGTTAAGTGACATAATTTGCAAATCCGCAAAATAATCAGGATACTCTTTTACTTTGATAAATTCACATTGACCAATTTCTGTTTCAATTGGAAGTCCTAAAATGTAGAAGTCTTTAATGTCTTTCATCATTTAGCACTTCCAAATTCATATGATAATTGATATCCTATATAGCCATCTTTTCCAACACGAATAGGAACTCCGCCACGAAATGCGATTTTCCCCATACCTGTAATTCGCTCATCATGCAACAATGAATTTACATGATCACAAATCCAAGCCAAACGAAAATCTGCCTCATCCATTTTAATAGGGACTAAAATATCAATATTTACAACTTGTTTTGCAACATTGTAATTGTAAGTATTATACCGATTGTTAGGATAAATCAACACTCTGCCTTTATTTCTTTCCACAGTCAAATCATCAACAACAATACTGCGCTTTATTAAATCATTTTTGATATTTTGATCTGTAATATCAGGCTTATCAAGTGGATCGTCATAATAACTTGTAGAAGGATAGTAGAGGAGTTTTAGTAAGGGTTGATTATTATAGAAAACCGTATATAATTCAATAAGATTTTCTCTCATTCTCATCCTTACTCAACTCCTTTTATAATTTTATCAACAAGATTTAAACATTCTAATACTTTTCTGCGTACATCTTCATGCACAATATCTTCAAAAAAGATGTCATCATAAATACTGTGCATGGTGATTAACAACGAAAGAAATTTCATTTCTTGTTTTAGTGGTTCATAAAATAATGATAATCCATATAATTTATTTATAATTTTCTTTGTATGAATATCCACAAATTCATTTCCTTCTTCAACAAGGGGAAGGATTTTATAAATATCATTTTTTAAATAATTTAGATATTCATATGCAGTTAATTGTTTCTCCATTTCAATCACTCACTTTATAACTTCTCAGCCAATACAATTAGCACTCCTTTATCTTTGATGGTTTGAGAACGATCAATACCGTAAATTCGATACTTTGTGTTGAATATCTCAAATTCTTTACCAACTGTAATATATTCGTTTGTTTGGTTTTGAATTTTTAATGCAATTCGTGTATCGACTATATTAATTTGTTCATTGTTTCCATCATATAATTCTCGAACAGATTGTACGATACATGGAATTGTAACAGTTGAACCGGGAATTTCTTCGTATTGTTCTTCTCCCCATGGTGTTGTACCAATTAAAACTAGAGTAGGGGGAGTTTGAAAAATCATTTCACCATTACATAATTCAATTTTTATAACATCAGAAAGTTGATTTTCAAATTTATCTGTAATAATCCATTTTTCATTATTAAAATCAACTAAACAACCTATATCAAAATGAAAATCAGGATATAAAATTAAACGTTTTTCTTTATATTCTTTACCTTCAGTAACACGAACCATTACATCGTGAACTGTGTTAGAAAAGTCTGTGATTTGCACTGTACGACAATCAGGATATTCTTTAAAATACTTGCCGATAAATCGTTTGGAAACATCCATCATACTTTGAGTCTCTGAACCACCTGTATTCGCCACTTTACGCTTATAAAACTCTAAATAATCCATAATAAACACCTACGTCATAAAGTAATACATTTTAGATAAATCATTATCTTCCTTCTCATATACTTCCTTTAAATCTAATAAACGTTGCAGGTGGTTTGCAGAAGAGAAGATTTTATAATCCTTTGAACCTAAAGATTGACGAATATTTTCTTCACGTAAAATCATCGGTGTGAGCCATTCTAACACCATTTTTGTAGCTAAAATTTCTTGTTCTAATTCAGTCAACTCAATTGAAAACTGTTTATTAACATCGTCACGTTGAGATAAGTCTTTTACACAATAGTGAAACTTAGGAATAGCACCTTGAAGATATTTTAATAAAATTTCATCGAACAATTGAGGGTCACTGTTAGCTGTTTCTTTTAGCTCATAATCATTAATTTTACTTAGAAAACGGCTATAAATCTTATCATATGTGGTCATAAGAACCACCTACTTTACACAATGTTTTGGTCAATTTCTTCAAA